TTACTCTAATTCATAACCTCTCGGTTTTTTCGGCAACATCTCTATCATTGTCATTCTTTGCTTGATTCCGTTTTTTCCGCCTAATCCTTCGTATATTTCAAATCGCGATTTTAGATTCTCATATTCATCTAGATATACAAAGCCCCGATTTATAACTACATCGCACATTGGTTCTAGGATATCGTGGAGAATCCACATCATGCCTTCTACAAGACATTCTCTCACGCTGTCTTCCGCTTTTTGTTTCTTTATCATATACCTTATGTACCCACCTAGCATACCGACAATAGCACCGATAATCAAGTCAATAATTGTACCCATTGCGGAGTGGCACGCTGTTATAATCATTTGATATACACCTTGCTTCCCTGGCGAGCGCAAATCCATCCGGACGGAATGCGCATCCAATCTCCTCGCATTTCTAAACAGGTTACCTGAGTACCTGCGCGCAAGCAAGCTAGACTTCCAGCGAGTGCATGCCTCTTGCCATCTGCGGTTAGTTCAGAATATGCACGCTGCCTATATCCTGTTCCTGGACCAGTTCTTACGCGCATATCAGAAATTAATTGGTATGTTCTACCTGCAGCGTATGCGCTTGTGCTACTAGGTGTGTATGTAGGCGCTGATGTTGCTCCTGATTTCGTGAGATAGTCCATACAAACCCAGCCGCCAGCTCCTACAGATCTACCCCAGTTACCGCTCATTTCCACAATTCGAAGCGGCGTTCCATTTGATAGTGTAGTTATCCTCGCATAGTTTGTTCCAGGTCCTTTTCTAACATTAAGGCCTGTGGACGAATTGACTTTGTATAATCCGTAATTTCCTGAACTGGAACTTGGCGGTACCGTGCTCACTCCGTCAAAGTTTGGTCTCACAAATCCTCTTATATATCTACCGTTGATAGGTACGCTTCTATATCCCACAACGGACGCTGCACCCTTGTTTCCTTCAATAACGGTAATCATTCCGCCACCAACAGATACGACCACGCCTACATGGTCTGGTCCACCTACGTTATCGCCGTATCCGGAATCCTGCCAATCATATAGGATTAAATCTCCAGGACTCGGAGTGTATGAATCGCTTTCAATCCATATGCCCATTTGCTTGGCTTTAGAAACCATTGTTCCACAATTTGCGCTTACTGGGATTAGATTCCCAATTCCTAGCTCGTACGCCCAAGCGGACACAGATGCAGCACACCACGGTGCAACATAGTTCATTGGCCAGCCATCCGGCTTATGCTGATTAAATATGTCTATTAGACGGCGGTGTTTAGCTGAACCTCTAACCGCTCCGAGGTAACTAACTGCCGTCTGTACAAACTGCTGCCTAGTTGCCATTAGCCTTTTGCCTCGCTTTCCTCTTCATCCTCGCTCTCTTCGCTTGTCTTTTCCACGCTGCTAACCTCTTCATTTGTATTTGCCTCTTCGACAGGCTGTTTATTTACATAGTTATCAACATGCTGTACGTATTCGTTTATTTTTTTAGCTTCCTTTAAGTAATCCAGCAACTCTTGTGATTGCTTCGCCTCTTCACTGTAGTTGTGATTGAAGTAATGGTTTACCGCGTACGATATCGCAAACGTAATTACGTACGCCACCTTACCTATCACTGTGTCACTAATTACCGGGACGTTGACTCCAAATACCATTAGTACAGCGATTACGCCTGTGATGATCATTGCAATGCCATCTCTTAGTTTAGTTCTTTTGTTTTTATCCATATGTGCCTCCTACACTTTCTATAAATTCTGCTTTAATAATTTTAAAAGAAATGAGGCTGTCATTTCGACAGCCTCACAATTTACCTTCTTTTCTTCTTCCTTTTATTCCTTGTAGCGTATTTATAACTCCTCTTAATAACAGCATCTGCGGTATACTTGCGGTCCCCTGGGTATAGAGCTTCTATTTTTTGTGCATACACTCTCGCAGTTTCAACATCTCCGCGAGCAAGTGCCTTGTTGATATATGGATAGTAGCTATACCTTATGCTTTGTTTTGCACTATATAACACCTCTTCACGTTGGAAATCAACATTCGTCGGATCTATACGTTCTATCTTTGCGAGTTGCTTTTCGACCTTTAAGTTGTTTTGAGCTTTTAAACCATCAATAACTCCTTTGAGATATTCCTTTCGTATCCAGTCTTTCGATTTTTCCATTGCTACCTCAGAAGTATAGTGCTCTCCTTGAACTTCGATATTCATCTTGTTGAATTTGTTTGCGAGCTTTTCAGCCTCTGCAGTGTTACCTTTCATGAGAGCATTCTCAATCTTTTTGAGCTGATCGGTTTTCACTTTATTAATCCTGCTTTGGAAGTATTCCTCTGCATCCAGCATACTATTTCTTGCCGCAAGACTCTTTGCGAGTTTTTCAGCCTCTTCATTCTTTCCTTTCTTGATAAAGTTATCCATTTCATCATTATGGTTTTTCTTAATGCGATTAATCGTTTCTTTATCGATTTTCTCTCTTGTGTATTCTTTATCGTTTTCAAGAATGTATTTAGCTGCTTTTTCCCTAGTATCGCTATCGTACTTTTCAGAGTCGGTCGCAATTTTCTTGAAGGAGCTTTTGTTTCCTTCGTATGTTTTCTCGATTTTTGAGAAGTCCATTAGTAAATCTTGCTTTGTATTTGCACCGGTGAAAAAGTCGTGTATCGATGCCAAATATGCAAATGTGCCCTTTAAATCCCTATAAACTACATCTACGGGAAGTCCGAAGAATACACCTGCAGCATTAGCGACCTTTTCAAGTTTTGTAACTAAACTATTTTTAGGATCTACGCATGCCTTGTATGCGTCGCTAATTTTTACGAACAGAGACATGTCTAATCTTGATGGTGTGTAGCCTTGTAGTGCTGACTGGATATCCTTTCCTACAGGCAGCATAGCTATAGGATTTAGTTCCCCAAACAGATTTCCATCTGTGTGGAGTTTATTTTCTCCTAAGAGCGCATCAAGGAATCGTTCAACAAAATTCTTGTCCTTTTTATCATCGTCTGCAATGTGTCTTATCATAGCGTCATAAACAGATTTCATAACCGCCATTGCTGCCGCCGACGATATGAACCAACCAAATTGTTTTGTGACTAGCTTTCTAGCTTCTGCTACATTGCCCTCATCATACATCTGCTTTGCAATTTGCGTATTAGTTATAAACAATGACAATGTTTTAGTCGGCTCAGATAGAAACGCTGTAAGTATTGATGAACCTACATCTTTTTGTCTCATAAGTTCAGATCTGGATAACACAGAATCAAACACCTGAGTTCTATACACAACTTCTCTAAACTGTTCATTTACTGCTTGCCAGTATCCTTCGTCTCCTTCATGAATATTCATTGTTTCTTCAACCTTGAGCTTACAAGCGCCCCAGATTTTACCCCATGTCATATTATCAAGGAACCCGTACATATCAAGAGTCACTTTCTCTAGTTTATTTTCCTTGTTAATCATGGCGTTAGTAAGACTTGGTCCTACGTCTGTTGAGTAATAACCTAAGTCTTTCCATACAGCGACCCCTGAGTGCTGCTGCATTTCTTTTACCGCGTCGCGTGAATACTTGCTTCTGAATATATAATTAGGATTTATTACGGCAAACGATCTAACAATCGACATAGGTTGCTGCATAGCGACTCTTCCGTTTGCTGCAATTGCAGCACGCTTTGCGGTTCCTATAATCTTAGTTGTGATAGGCATCTCGCTTTTTGCGATATTGCCGTTTACATCCTTTAAAAATCTCTCTATGTATTCGTTAGCCTCTCTACCATATGCACGCTCAATTGCCTCTCTAACAGAGCCTTTAATTACGCCATCTTCTCCATAGCCTCTGTAGTTCCACACGTTCTCTAGGTCTTGTAGCGGCATAGATAGCGCCTGGTACGCACTCATAGCGCTTATATGGTTTGATGCGACACTTAATACGTTATCTAATACAACCGCATTCTTTGCTGATGGTTTCGTTTTCTTTGCAAATCCTGGATTGATAATTTTAGTTACCGCTGCCTCTTCAACATTAGCGTCTACAGTTTCTCTTGCAATCTTAATAGGGAAATACTTTTCTTCTGTAAACTTGTTGTATCCCCATACTTTCATAGATACTTCATTTCCCCAGTCAGAAACTGTTGTATTTAGATAATGCTGAATCATCTTTGCACACTTTATTTCTTCCGGAGATAAGCTCTTAACGATATTTATAATATCACTATGCGTTATCTTTTCTCTCTGCATGGAGCTTTTTCTAAGTACAGTGTTTTTGCCGAGTTTCTTCGGTTTAACTTCTGCAGTCTGAATACCGCCAGCAAGAATGTGTTCTAGCGCCTGCTTTCTTTCGCTGAGAAGGAACAGTGTAACCATCTGCCCATGAGTTAGATTTAATGTTTTTCCAGACTCTAGCTTGAAGGATTCTACTTTCGCATCTTCCCAGATGGTGTTAAACGCTTCTTCTCCTACAGCATCTTGAATTCTCTGAAATTCATTTTGAGCATTCTTAACATTCATTGCATGATCATCAAATCCGATTGTTATCTCTTTAAACAGTTTATTAAGTGTGCCGCCTAGTACAGCAAACCTATCTGCAGGATTAATGTTCCTCGAGAATATGAACTTGGATACAGCGCTAGCTCCGCCAGCATAGCGATTCTTTTCTGCCTTTTTACTGAGTTCGTTAATTACTGCGTTTCCTGTTCCACTGATTGTTTTGTACTGGTCATACTTAAGCATATCGTTATGCTTGTTGACAATGCTATCTAAACCTCTAATAACGTCTCTTACGCTTTCGATTGTGTCTGCATCCATATCAACAAGCCTTGATTCTTTTAAAGCCTCAAGAACTGAATCAATTTGATTCATAAAATCTTCGTCCTCAACAAAACTAAACGTACTATCACCGTCGTTCTTTTCTTCAAGCACCTTGCGATATTCGTTTTTTAACTCCATGAAGTTTTCATAGGTCTTGTTATATCCGTGCGTTTCATAGAACGCATCGCCACGTTCTGTAGAGAAATCCATTTCATGAAGAACCTTTGCGATAGATTTCCTGAACTCTTCCGGCATAAACTGCGTATTAGTAGGTTTTAACAGCTTGTTTGATAGCTTATTTGAGTACCACTTAATGCTATTAATTGCCTTACTCTTTCTGTTCAGTTCGCTACGTTCTTTTCTTAGGTCTCGTTTTAGCTCACTTACTGACTCTCTTTCTTCTTTAATAGCACTTTCGAGTTCTTCTATAGCCTTGTCTTTTTCTGCTATTTCCTCTTCATGTTTCTTTTCTACTTTTTGTCTCTTTATAGTCTCTCTTTCTTTTATTTTGTTTCTTGCTTCTTTTACAGCGGCTTTAAGCTTCTCCTGCTGCTTATCTGCATAAGTCATTTCTGGCTTCATGGAAATAGCGTTATCTAGTATTAATTCTGTGATATCACTAGCAACATTTTTATACTCACCATTAATTAGACCGTCTGTCTCTGCAGATGTTTCAACCATATCTACAGCGTTACACAGGTTCTTTACAGCCTCTTCTGCGTCTGATGCATCTGATGCGAATAATTCAGGGTATTTCTCGCCTAGTTTATTCTGGAAGAAGTCATACACCAATTCAGCAGGCATTGTATGCTCACTGTTGATATCTGTTGTAAATCTTAATGCGTGACCATATCTAGCCTTTAGTTCCTGATAATTTAGTTTCTTTGCTAATTCTGGAGAAATATAGATTTTGCCTACGCTGAGTAAATCTATTACTTGCTTCTTTGTTTGTAGGTTTTCCTTTATATTATTCTCGTTCGAATTAAGGAGTGCATTCGATAACCTTGCAGCTGCAGAATATGCCGCACTAGCGTTTGGTGTTGCCTGATGTACGGCAGACCAAACCTCTTCATAGATTCTCATAGCATCTTCTGCCGGCATCTTTGAACCAGTGTCATTAATCAGCTTGTTGACAAGCTTCTTTGACTTTGTTTGTTCTGGCTTATTCATAGCACTTCTTTTCATGCTAGCTTTCAGCTTACTGATTCTTGCCTCTTGCTTATCTGCATAAGTAACAATAGGCTTAATCTCGCCAAGGCTGGCTTCTAGATTAGCTTTAACATCCTTTATTAGTTCATCTTCATATTCACCAATTTCTTTTTCGGTGTACTGAGTTAGATTTGCACCGCCATCAAAAAGATAAACTTTATTATCTTTTACCGATGCATACTCAGCAATTGTAGCTAGAGCTGTAACAAAGTCTGTAACATCGTCTAGACTTCGTCCGTCAACCTTGATAGTGTTTCCGAACAGCTCGTTCATTTCAGATAGCATGTCATCAACTGGAACAGCGTATTCCATTCTATCGATGTTCTTATTAAGTTTTATTTTGAAAGCGCCATCGATATAATCTTTAAACTTCCCAAATGTACCGTATCTATTCTTGATTTCTGCTTCTAAATCTTCATCGATAGAGATAGTCATATTTTTGAGGTATCTCTGTACATCCCTTATTTCTGGAGATATGCGATTAGTCTCATAGGTATTCTTAACAATCTCTCTTGTTATTTCGTTTAATAACCTCTCTTTCGTTGCATCATCACCTGATTTAGCTGCTTTATAAAGATTGTGATAGTCGATACGTAAATCCTCTGCTTTTACATCTGAACCGACCTCTGTTATTAGTTCTTTTAGGTAACTAACAACAGATGACCTTTTAGGTATGGTTCCCTTTGTTTTAGTCTGATTTAGAATCAGTGCATCGATTTTCTTGTTAAGCTGCCTGATAGTGTTAGAATCAGCTTGCTGATTGTTAGGGATATCGAAGATACTATTTTTTCTCTGGTATTTTTCCTTGACCTCTTCGTTGTTTTGTGATAGATTTACACTATCAATACCAACATGGGCGTTATTTTTACTATCTTCATTGATAGCTTGCCAATGTTGGTCTTTTTTTATTTTTTCGAATTTAATGTTGTAAATAAAATCCCCGTCAGTTCGGTTTTGCACATTAATTAATAATTTATACGGCGTTTCTCCTATTACAATTTCTTTTTTGTAGTACTCCCATTTGATTACATTTTTATGTTCCTTCTTTTCATCTCCAGGTCTTATGTATTCCGAATTCTGTAACAGTTTCGATAAATCCCCTTCATAGAATAGATTCACCTTTTTATTAAATGCATTAATCGATTTTGTTTGTTTGTCACCGTAAAAATTCTTTCCTGCAAAATCCTCATGTGGCTTAGCTGTATACTTTCTACCTTTGCCGTTATCGAATTCAACAGTTAATACTTCTCCGTTTTTAAATCTCTCCGTTAATTCTGTTCGCTTTTCTTTTTTTGTGAGCTTTTTCGTTTTGCTAGAAATTGAGAAAACATCTCTACCCTCTGAATCCTTACCTTTATACATGAATTTGATTTCATCATTATTATTAACAGCCTCTTCAAATTTATCTATTTCAGGATTCAACAAAGCATTAGTCCACATCTCTTGTGCTTTTTCAAGGATTCCTAGTTCTTCAAGCCACTTACCGCGGTATTCCCCTTTTAATGCGTTTATAACATTCTTGCTTAATGTGTTTAGCTTATCTACTGTAGACTTAATAGCCTTGAGGATTGTTTCTCCAAGGCTTCTATTTTTTTCTACAAGTGTTTTAACTGCTGCTTCTGCATCAGCATCGCCCTTCCAAAAAACATCTGTAGCATCCGCTAGCAATTCATCTTCTGCTTCGGCACGTGATATGTCCTTGTAGTCATTCATATACTTGTTGAGTTTATTTTCATACTCAGCAAGATTTGAGTTATAGAATTCATCAAGCACATACTTTTTAAATGCTGCATACTGCCTAGGTGAATTAACCTGGATATGGTGTGTTACCTCGTGTTTTAGAACATCAACGACGGGGCTATCTGATTTCATGGAGATATGGATAGTTCCATTCTTGTAATAGCCGTTTACTTCCTTATCTTCGGAGTCTTTGATATTCTCTTCAAGGGATATTTCAACTCCAAAAGACTTAGCGAGTGTTCTGTACGCGTTAATCATAGAACTACTCATGCTCACGTTCTCACCAAGTGTTACTCTTCCGGCTTTAAATCCTATCGGTAGCTTTGACTTGTTTGTAATGATGTTGTTATCTTCTCTCTCGGCTTTTCCTATCTCATATATCTTTTTACGGATATCTGCAGGCATTAAATTGCTTTGGAATATAACTTTGTCGAGATCCTTGTAGTCTAATCCACGCCTTCCAGAATCATAGAAGTAATTAAACGCATATGCATAGTTTATAAACTCTTCGCCTTCCTTCACATTCTTTGCGCCTTCGTCGAACAGTTTTTCTATTTCTGGGTTTGTTTTCATGCCAATAGATGCTAGCATTTCTTTTTTTGCTGCATCCTTTGCTTTTGGCAATATTTCTTCAACATTGCTCTCGTATCTCGCTCCCATAAATGAGTTTAATTCTTTCTTAAAGTGCTGCGTTTCTCTCGCGCCGCCCATTATCATTCCATTGTTCATTCTAGGCAGCATCCCTACGTTTAAGTCCTGTGTTGTCTCATTTTGGATTAATTCAAGAGCTGGATTGTTGTCTACTGTGAATAGTACATTTTCTACATCCGCACTGCTGCCTGTTCCCTCTAGTATCCTAGCTACCGGGAATGACAGTTCATCAATAGTCTTTTTAGGAGTGTCTGCATCCTGTAAGTACTTCCTAACTTCTTTTTCTCTGTTCGCAACTTTTTGAGTTAAAAGCACGGATGCCTTCTCTCTATCGTAATCAGTATTTAGCCCTTTTTCCGATCTGATAATAAAACTACCTGATACGTTCTCTGCGCCTCTTATGCGCGATTTCTTTGCAGCGCTCAAAAGCACCTGGTCATGTTCTGTTAATTCTCTTCCGGATTCAATTTTATGTTTTAAATCCAGGATAGCATTATTCAGCACTTTTCCGCCCTTAAGTCTGTTCTTGTCAATCGATCTAGCGAAATTGTTTGCACTGGACTTTTCAGACATAGCAAGACCTGCCTGCAGTATTTTTTCTTTATCTTCTGCAGACAGTTCAATATTCATATTTACTCCGCTAGGACCCCCAACAATACCGCCTATTGCTGTACCTACTATGCCCTGATAAACAGCATCCGCAAGGTAGCCTGTAGGATTCTCTGCGATTTTCTTAAACGCATCTGGGTCGTAAAATCTATCAGATATTGGCTGGAGAATTGCATTCATAAATTCTTCTACACCTTCGGTTGATGCAGCTAGACCAAGCTTAATTGCTTTGTATCTTATCTCGTCAGCAGCGGTTCCCTTTGCGAATCTAGCAGCCATTTTGTTAGCAAACTTTTCAGCACCATTATCTAAGAGTCCTCTACCTGTAGAGTTTCTCATGATATTTGATGTACTCCACATTTTTTCAGTTCCAATATTAATTCCAGCGTTTGTTAATCCTGCGCCCCACTGAGAATATATACCAGCGCCTGCAGCTCTCGCATCTCCTGCGCCTTGTCCGAACGCGTTTACGCCCATTACAGGTAGTATTCCTACACCTGTAAATTTGCCTACAGCTAAATCAGCAAGGAAACCTAGTGTTCCTTGCGCAATATCTATAGCAAACTTCTGACCAGCGCTAGGCTTTTCAATCACGCCCTCTCTTGGTTCGTTACCCTTGTTGTCTTTTAAGTATAGTTTCCTCTTGAACTTACCTGCTTTAGTGTCATACTGTAGTTCTGTTTTATAAATACCTGCCTCTTTAGCCATGTAGTTAAGCGCTTCGGCTTTTTGTCTCGTTTTTTCTACGTATTTATAAAATCCACTAAATGCATCTCTAGCATCTTTTGACAGTTTGTCAGCGTCTAGCATTCCATTCTTGATGTATCCTAGTTCGCTGTATCTCTGTAGATCCTGGTGCATACTCTTAGGATCGAGTGTAGGTGTTGAGGTAACAGTCCACGCTGCATTAAGTAAGTCAGATTTTTTAGATTCAATTAAGCCTTTAAGGGCATACAGCGCACGTCTATCCGAATTATTATTTACACCTGCCATCTGTATATTGTTGAATATATCGTTTGCGCGCCTTACAGGATCTTTGCTTACATAATGCTTATTATCTCCGTAGATAATTCTCTTTACTGCTTTTCTTGCAGCTGCTCTTGCCTCTGCAGGTGTATTTCTTCTAAACGCTATAGGAGCGTACCCCATCTTGGCAGCCTTTTTATACGTTTGAGATTTAACCGACTTACCTTTTTTTGCTTTACCTGTTAAAATCCCTTTCGCTGCATTCTGGGCAATTTGAGCAGCAACACTAGGAACATATGATACAACCTGTGTTGACTGCTCCTGAGAGCTGCGCCCTCTTCCTCTTCTTCCTTTTCGGCTGCGTCTACCGCCCCCAGAGCGCCGACCTGCTCTAGAGGCTGAGTCTTTTTTTAACTGATACTCTCTTTCCCAGTGTGAATCACTCACGCTGTCTCTTCCCTGCTGATAGTTAAAGTTTCTCTCCCAGTGACTATCTGATACATTATCTCTTTGTTTTTGGTAATCAAAATTTTTATCCCAATGTGAATCAGCAACGCTGTCTCGTAGCTTCTGGTAATCAAATGTTTTATCCCAGTGCTGGTCAGCGACATTATCTCTTCCCTGCTGGTAATCGAAGTTTCTCTGATCAGTAAATCTATTGAACGCCGAATCGTCTAGTGACTTCATGGTTCCAAGTAGATTTAAGCCATAGTTTCTATCTGCGTTAAATCTGTCATATGCTAAACGTTCAAGCTCTGGTATCTTATCTGTTAAAGCTTGATTGTACTGATTCTGTGCCTGCGCTGCTGCGCTTACTGCGTAAGTACTTGCCCTACCACCAGTTAATGCTGCTTGATTGGCTAGAGTGTTTTCATTTGCTCTATCTCCAAGCCTTGCATATTCTTTAGCTAGTGCCTGATATGACACATCTGTCATAGGATCGTACTTGAAATTAGCTGTGTTGTCCTGTGCTTTCTGAACAAGCGCCGCAATTTGTTCGCTATATGCACTTTTGAACGGATCTTTGTTTGCCATGCCGCCCTCCTATTTTGGTTTATATTTTAGTTTTGACTTTAGTTTTTAACTTTTCTTTTTTTATTTTACACATTACTTTTTAGGTTTTCGCCTGCTCCACAAACACTAAAACCGACTACAGCTGTAGTCGGTTTTAATTGTATTTTTATATTTTGAAGCCTTGGATAAAAAACATGAATGTCACATAGTATTTAGCGGTTTGTTTCCACGAATAAGTAAATCCTCGTGAATCATATTTAGGATTGCCAGCTGCGTCTGCCATTACCATTAAATCTTTTACTAGTGAGCCGTTGTGGCCAACCATCGCTTGTATGGAGTATGTATTTGCATCCAATGATACACCTAGCGGAAATTCTATTCTACTCATTACCTGCGAATTAGGTGCGTATACCGTTTGGTCTCCACGAGCACTAATCGTTACATAACCATTGTCATATTCCGTATATATCATTGTGTAAGGGTCATTTTTTATAACCTCTTGGCGAATTATCGCACTGCCCCCCCATGTACTCTTCCTATCATATTCCCTCCTAAATATACTCGATTATTATCTTAATATCGCAGTTTTTCCACTCTGCGCCGGATATAATTTGTAAAATGTTTCCTTTGATTACTGCCGAAACTCCCCACTCTATATATCCGCCATTGCCGTAATTTAACATTGGATAAGACAGTGGTAATACATATCCTGCCTTGTAATGCACCACTCCGGTTATAGATATAATGCGAGAAGCAGCAATATCTATCGTTTCTATATTGTTTTGTCCCACTGCGATATTAACGCTATCTTTTCTCACAATTTTTCTTTGCGTTGTTGCCGCATTTACCGCTCCTATCATTAATTACCTCCTGCAGCATTCTGAGCCTCTAGGCTCATAGATTTTGTAAACTTGCAATTGATTCTGATGTCTTCTTTAGGCTCTCTCGTTAGGTATACCTTAAGATATATATCGTTAGCTGATTGCTCGTACAGTCCTGACTCTGTGTTTGTCTCTAGTGCACATATAGGATATAGTTCTGGGCAAATCTTTTCAGGATATAACTCCGGGAGCCATTTCTCATCTATTTGTTCTCCTACCGTATCTCTAGGTAGTGCTAGTTCAAATATATATTTTGCGCCGGGAAACCTAGCCGAATCCATTAGTACAGAGTTTTTAGCGATTTCGATATCAATAATTACCACTCCGTTTCTATACCCTCTAGTGGGACCTCTGAACACTGTTTCTTTTTTGAATTCTGCGCCTTTCGTTACAACCATGTCTAAGTCGCATTCAAATGCATCTCTTTCGGATGTTTTGCCGAGCGCGAACCCTCTTCCATTTGCTCTAAAGTCAAACAATTTGAAATCAGATTGGAGGAACATGTGGCTCACTCCGTCACCACCTAGTCCATCTGATGCATATAGTGCAAAGTTGTGTGTATACGATTTATTAACTGCCACAGTTACATCATATGTTGATGTAACCCAGCCGGATGCATTGGTATCTGCATTAACTAGTTTCGTAGTGATGCTGGTAGGTTTGTAAGCCGATTCATTCGACCTTTTGATTTTTCCGCTTAAAGTTATTTTATCTATTATTTTTGCTGCGCCACTCACGTTTATAGGGAACCAGCCAACTTGAACCTGTGCAGTTCGATAACTTCCACCTTTTTTCGCCGTTCCATCTGCGTTTGACTCATAAGGATTCTTAACTACTGTGATTCTCGGTTCGCCATAAAGTGCCAATTTTGTAATACATTTACCACTTTCATTTAATGTATTCTTTTCGTTTGCAGCGCTGATGTATGCTATTAGCGGTTCGTATTCATGATATGCTGGCGAAAAATAGTGAGTCGGTACCAATACATCAGGAAGCTCGAATCTATAATTTAATTCGTCTCCGCTTTCAGTTATAGTGTATGAATTTGGACTCTTTAATTCATTCACGTTTACTTTTTGGTTTTCACAAATAGTAACTGTTTTTAGCCTTACCTCTTCATCGTAGGTCGATGCATACAAATAGTAAGGCTTCATTTTATCTGTAAGCGTGCCACGAACCACTGGTGTTACCGTTGAGTATCCCGGTATAATGCATCCGTATCCCTCTTCAAGGGAGCTGTATTTTTTATCTACCGGGATGAATTCATATATGCATGTATTTGCCATTAATCTTCTACCTTTCCAAATGATAAACTGCCTGTTTCGGTATCAGGCATAAACGCAAATTTGCCAAGCTTTATACTGCTGAGCACCTCCGCATTTTGTATATACAGTTTGTTATCGCTCATATACGCAACTTCTATTCCTTCTTGCATGAACCTCAGTTTGTCATTATCTAGATTCATGGATATTCTGTTACCGCTTTTGCCTATAGATATTCCGTTCTTATCTAGCCTTATAGTACTTATAATCTCACTATACTTTTTATCCGAATCAAACTTTAGATCGTTTATGTTTTTAAGAGCTTCGCTAAACTTAACATTTACAGCGTTATCTGTTTGTGTTATTTGCGATTCAATATTAGCGATCTTATCGTCCATATCGGCTGATGAGTAATATTCTGTTTTAATTTTCCTGGATATGCTATCCGTCGCATCTGCGATTTCTTTTTTTGTTTCTCTGCTTAAATTTGATAGTTGCTCTAGTGTATTTTCGTGATTTTCTATAGCTTTTATATACGCATTTTTGGCAGCAGCATACGAGCTTGACACCTGAACATCCGAGTAGTAAAAGCTTCCATCCGAGAAAACGCTTTGGTCCACATAGTATAGGTTGTTTGTACTCCCTTCTATGTAGTTAGGTTCTGTTATAGTCCACGGTCTAGGTGGAACTTTAAGTGCTGGTTTCTCTGGGGTCTCTACCGCTAGATAATACCACCTAGTATATGAACTTACGCTTACGCCATTATCACCTTTGACTTTCGTCCACTTATACGCTTTAGGATCTGCGCTAGCTACATCTTTAAAATCTGTGTAGATTCCTATATATGTTCTTCCGGTGCTATCCGTGGTGCTAAACCCCACTGTGCCATCTCCACTACTTGCATATGCAATGTGAACTCTAGGCGCTTCTTTATTCACCTTGCTTTCAGATGTTTCTTTTTTCTTGCTTGGTTCTTTTGATACGTTCATGATTTCCATGAGTACTTCATCTGCGAGTTTTCGCAAGTTTTCATCTATCGTCCTGAGTGCAAGGCTTTCATCCGACATATCTGTTTTGTTTGGTACAGTTATCATGGTCTGTCACTCCTGCCTCTATAGTATCTTGTAAGTGATTCAATATCTGTTCTTCCTACGCCCTCAATCTTTATAGAGAACTTTGCTTGCCTGTTAGGGATAATTGGAACACTAAGCGTTTTACCTCGTTCTGTTTCGCACTCATATATAGGTTCCCACTCACCACTGCCGTTCTGAGTACTTATCCTTAGTTGTGCTCCCGGCTGCATATCGAGTCTCATATTTATTTTCTTATAAGACTTCATATTCTCTACAAATTCATCAAATGGTCCGAATACTGCAAACCACTTGATATCATCTTCTGGGCGCTTTCCGGTAGTAGTCCAAATGTTGCCGTCTGCTATGTATATAAGCTCGTTATTCACGTTGGCAAAGGCTGTTACTTTTGTTTCATCTTCCTTGTGCCATAGTCTGCGAAGTATATCGTAAGTGAAGATATTGTACTTATTCTCGCTTTCATTTAGCATCGAAATATAATACTTCTTGCCGTTACTTCCGCCGACAGCTGATTTGAACTGATAATCTCCGAACGCTTCGGATATCATTACCGGATAAGTACCGCCATCATAAGCCATTACGCCTGTTAACGAATGATAGTACAATACACCATTCACGATTACAGCCGATTTATCAGAGCCTTTTCTTATTCCGAAGCATTCCGTGCTATACAGCTGATATTGACTAGGCATACTTCCGAACACTTTATGCATATGATGTTCTTTGAAAAAGATTAGGTGTGTAGGATATGCGGCACACCCTGTAAATTCACCATCTGAGCCAACCTCTAGTGCGTATGAATCGTTTGCTAGCGACTGGAAGTAATTCCAATTAAGCGGATCACCCAACTTGCTAGCATAGATTGTGTTGTCCTCGCTCCTACAACCCCACAATCTATTGTTGCTTTCCATGACGTAATCAAGGTCTGGGATATCTCGTGCGAGTTTTACTTCCTCTTCAACGTACGACTCCTGGGTCACATCATCGCTAGGCATTCTGAATGAATTCTCGTAAGTGGTTATCGTGCTTCCTTCTATGCTTTTGATAACAATCACCGTGTTGTTTCCAGGCTGTTTTTTACACCCCGATATCTCAACAGCATCACCAACAGAGAATTCAGATAAATCTGCACCAACTAGATATATGCTGCCTGGCTTAATTGTTGCCGTGGCGCGCACCGATGCATCCATGTGTTTTACAGTGTTATCCGTGATATCTAAATATACTTTGTCTGGCCATATGCAGATTTTGTTATTATGTGCCACCATAGTTTTAGGCATGATGTTGTTTATTCGCTTTTGGTAGTCCGTGCCACCTTTAGAGTATTTGATAAACGTTCTTATCTCCCCGTCCACCTCGTATCTGTCTATGATGTATGGCACATTGTTTTTTACGATGATATCCCTTGGATGTTGCACCGGCATATCTATAATATTCCTTGGCGCTCTTTGAGAGAGTACAGGATACTTATCCGATGACAAGTTATACATATCTCGCATTTCGCCATCATCTATTACAGTATTTGCGTTATATCCTTTGAACTGCAATACCGACTGTTTGCCGTTTATCTTTGGCTGTATTTCCTTGAGTAGCATATTGCCTCCTAAAAGAAGTTTTTAATTCTTAAATTCTTGTATCTGTTGCTTTTTGTGATGTAATAGTTACGTGCATCTACTGCTCGGCTATTATATAAGCTCAGCCAAGCGTTGAACGAATCCCACTCTTCCATTGCTTGGCAAGTCATAGCTGCCACATAGTACACATAAATTAAATCAAACGGCTTTTCTAGTAACAGCTCTTCTGTTTGCGTATCGCTAGTTACCTGCCTCTTCATGTCTTTTTCTTCGAGATTTAACAGCTCTCTCTGAACTATATTTTCTATCTCGTTAACATACGCTATCTTCTCTTCATCAGTGCACGTGTTCGGACAACGATCGTTAACCGTCTTAATTACTTCTGCTGTATTCATATTTAACCCTCATTTACCTTGTTTTTAAGCGATATCCAATCAGTAGCTTTAATATCTCCGCTAGGAATCGTGCTCAAAGCTAATGTCCTTCTTAGTTCATTATGCTTATCTAAGGTGATAGATTCGCCCTCTTCAATAAACATTAAACTGCTACCAACTTTTTTATTGATAAAGCGTATAAGTCTGTTTACCTCAGTACTTGTTAAAGCGATTTCGTTTTGCGCATTAACAATACTGTCATATTCGAAGCGGTGATATGTATACACCGGTACAGCTAGAGAATAAGATATCTTTGTTGAATCTGTGGCATAGCCTTTTATCCTGATTAGATATTCAGTATTACCGCTAGGTAAAGTTATTGTGAGCTTTGATTTATACTTCGTTGTTATAAGTTTCGTCCACTCTCTTTCACCAATCTTATATTCAACGTCATAGCTCATTTCGTCTCTATCATCGTTTACAAGCCAATTGATAACAGCATCTTTAGTTCTGATAACAGATTCAATGCTTTTGATAACAGGAATTGCAACAAACCCCATTTCTCTTGTCTTAACAGTTTCAGTCCAAGACTTTATAACCTGGGAATCTCTATAGATTTCAACAACGACTTCATAATCTGTGAAAGCTTTAAGGTTCTTTAGGTTTATAAGCGCGCTTTCGCTTCCTGTTGTCACGCTCTCTTCTCTATATTCTGATTCTTGCGCAGCTTTATACTTCGCTTTTATAGTTCGCTCCCACCCGGTATTCACCATGTGAGATATGTTTATCTGGATGCTGCTATATGTATCTGATTCAGCTTTTATAACTGCGCTACTTGGTTTAAGTGAATCAGATACAACAGTCTCTTTTAAAACGGTGTCCTTGCGTTTAATGAGCGTTCTAACATCATATCTACAGCCTGTTGTGAGTTTTTCAAACTTTCTCGTCTTTGTGCTTACACCTGTAGGTAGTTCTTCTTCTCCCATGTACTGAAAATTTCCTGCACCTGCTGGTCTTATATACCACTCTAGCGTTCTAGTGTATGAAATGTTTGAATTAACCTCTTCAACCGCTATCAGTTCGCTTTCTGTAGTAGTTGTGGTCAGCTCTCCTTTTGCAGTAGGTAGTGCAATCACTGAGTCAAACGAAGTTATTTTGTAGCCATCCACAAATTCCTCTACTGATATTTCATAGCTAGTGTTAGCTATAAGTTCATTAAACGCCATGCTGCAATCTCTACTGCTGTTAGATACGGTTTTATTTCCAATATGTTTCCATGCCTCACCTTTTGCCCTATGCCAAAAACGGAGCTCTTTTTCATATCCTGTAGGTAGTCCGCTTATATTAACTATCATTCCGGATTCAGTAATATCTTTTAATGTTAATAGTCCGGCTGTGCTTAATGGCGGTGCCGGTAAAGCTCCGCCGCTTTCCCACACTCTCTGGCCGTATCTAGGTTTGTTTGATGTTAGTACAATCTTGATATGGGCATTGCCAGAAACACGTTTAACGGCATAATATGGCGTTGAATTACTAATGCCCGACCATCTTATAGGCTTATTCTGTTTTAGCCTCGTAGTGCCCATATATTGTCCGTCTATGTACACTGCCATATCCAGGTACCAACCGTACCAAGACTGCCTATAGTCTAAACCGTGGATATATGTGTTTATACGGTAATACATATATGCGCCATCACGATAGTAATCCGTTGTGGCGGTAAGCCTGATTCTAGGTCCACTATGGATTACCCATTGATTAAATAGAGTTGTTGCCATATCATCACCTACTTATATACTGCAAAGCATTTAGCCTCACTCCATGCACCGCTAACGTAGTATTTAACCTTACCGCTTACGCTATCTAGCCAGAGCAAACTCTTATCTTCCGGTTCAGTTCCTGATATAGCAACTTCCGGCTTGTTTAATACCTTAACTTCTGCACCGCCTATGTATAGCAATCCTTTTGACTTATCGAATCCTAGCTGTCCTTCTTCAATTCCATCTTTACCGTCCTTGATTGGATAGATACCTTTTAATCTGGTTTCAAGGCTAGATGCTGTTATAAGCGATGTAACATCAAAGTTACTACCGGTTATCTCGTTAGCGATCTGTACAAACGCACTATATAAATCATCCAGATAGCCCTGCTTTTCCTGGATATTCTCTAGAATTTTATTTGCCTGTGCGATGATACCTGCGGTCTCGCTCGCTCTTAACTTCTCTGCTCTCTCCCTTGCTTCTTCTGCCGCCTTGTATGTTGATACCTCTTTTACGAGTGCAAGAAGCACAGGGTAATACTCTTCCTTTTCAATTTCGGTATTATCTATGTTTCCATCTGATACGTTATACGTGAATCTTGATGTAGTCATCTTCTTGCCGTTTGTGTATATGGAAATATCCACGAAGTACAAACCTACAAGTTTTGTGACTTCTGGAACCGGCTTATATGTTAGAAATCCTTGTGCTGCATCTTCGACTGTTAAGTGGTCTCCTATGCAATCAACAAAGGCTTTTCCGTCTGGGCGGATAATTTCGATTGTTACAGCGGTATACTCCGAAAAGTCGAACGAGCTACTACCATTAAGCAGCTTGATGTCTATCGCTGCATCATCATCGAACTGTACTAGTCCATTAACAATGATGGACTTTACTTTGTTTATATCTACCGTTACGCTGATTCTTTTCATACTATCTCCTTAATAAATTAAGCGAGAGCCTCAGCCCTCGCTTTACACAGCGTTATAGCTGCCTTATAGCCTATTCTCAAGTTCCTTATACTGCTGCTGTGCCTCTTCTTCGTAGTCAGCGGCAAGCCCTGCCTGCTTCATCGAGTCCTCAATAACAAGCTGCACCTTTCTCGGCACCATAACCTTGACGCCTCTCTTAATCTGATAGTTCTTACCGTTAAGTGTGACTACTAGATCATCAGAGTATTTATCCGAATCCTTGAATAGCATAATCTCAACAAGTTCTTCTAGGTAATCATCGCTTACCGTAGCAGTATTTTCAGTAACCTCTTCATCTGCAGTGTTTTCTACCGCCTCAGTAACATCTTCATCTGTCATAGTTTCAATAGCTTCTAGTTCTTCATTCTTCTTTGCCATAATTCTTACTCCTTATATCAATATTGCTAGCCTGCAGAATTACAGGCTAGCTTTATGAATTAGTTTGGATCAGATTCCAGTGTTACGCAGTGCTCACATCTTACGATGTAAGGGCTAACTAGGAGCTCTGCAGTCTTTGCAGCCTTCCATCCAGCAGTTGCTCTCTGATTGAGTGGATCTGCCGTTCCTGCTGAACCCTTCTGCTTAACAATCATCTCGAGTCCGCCACCTTCAATCTCGGTAGTTCCGTATGCGTTAGCTCCTAGGAACAGTGTTCCGTAGATTCTAGCTCCGGATGTGCTCTTCTCGTTGAAGATTTTAGCCTCTGTAGACTCGATAAATCTTACTCCTGCAATCTTTCCAACCTCTCCCTCGAAGATCTGAGTTGAACCTGCATACTTTGATGCATCAATCCATGCCGGATCAGACTGTAGGTCGTACGAGGTATCAGGATTGATGATAGCAACGTAGTACTTGTCAATCTTTGGAGCGTTAGCATTCTTAAGAATTCTAGCAGCTCTCTTGACTGTATCTACTGTTAATTTGTCATCCTTGGTTAGTGCCGCCCTTGCCGACTTGCCGCCTGCATAAAGCACATTGGTGCCTGAGTGCATAACCTCTCTTGTAACTGTATCAAGTGTTCTTCCTGCCTGATCAGATAGTAGCTGCTGTGACTCTAGCAGGTTGTTATCTAGCGCTGTGAGAAGCAGCATATCTGATAGAGTTACGTAATCGCCGTACTGCTTGATTGTTGCAGATACCTCTGTCATCTGGAGCTTTCTTCCGTCCGGTGTTACACCCTCTGTAAGTGGTGTTAGCGCCTTTGGGAACGGCTTGTACTGTCTGAATTTAATAACCTTACCGCCATTCTTTGGAATTGGTCTCTTCTGTGCAAACTGGTCGTGAATTAGCTGCGGACCTGTGAGCCTGATAAGATTTTTATCGTAGTACTCCTTCATATCCGGCGTCAGATTGCTATCTGTAGTGATATTTGTGTTTGGATTTCCGAAAAGGAAATAGTCTCTAACGTTCATTGTTCCTCCTTCCTCAGTTAGAAGGTAACGGTTTCACCTCTAGCTACTCGCTTATTGATTCTATCCATATCTTCGTTACTGAGATTGCTAATGTTCTTCTTGACCTTTAGCGGAGCTTTAGACTGCATGCCGTTTTCGCGCGGCCTCAAGCCTCTTGCTCTTACTGTGTCAATAGTGTTCTTTCTAGTTTCCTTGGTTGCCATCTGAATAGCTCCAGAGATTAGCTCCTGTATATGTGCTGCTTCAAAAGCTTTTCTTACACTCATTCCAGATTCAAGGTAGCTCATGAATTCAGGATTCTCGCTAGCCTCTTTCTTAAGGTTGAAGTGTGGATACACATTTCTTAGTTCAGCGGATTCTGATTCCCACTGCTCGTACAGTGCGTCTGCTTGCTCTTTAGCAGCTCTTTTTCTCTGTTCTGCTTCAAGCCTTCTGTTTTCCGCCTCGAGTTTCTTCTGGTACTTGTACTGTTCAACCGATAGCCCTTCTCTTTCTGCTCTTTCTTCTAGCAGTTCGCCATCTTTCGCGATTGCCTCTTTGAGTCCGCTAAGATTACCAGGCTCGATATCGTACTTGTCATACAGTACAAATAGCGCATCTTCATATTCACCAAGTCGACTTCTATCTGCTTCTGCGTTCTTGAATCTCTTTGAAAGCGTATCCTTAACGCGCGCATCGTATAAGTCTTTATACTTTCCTTTGATTAGTTCTTCGAACTCTGCAGATAGGTCTTTGGGTTCATCGGCGTTTTCACCCTCTGATGGTTCATCGTCTGCTTCTTCGCTATCGTCATAGCTGTTATCGTCAAACAAATCATCATCTTTCTTTTCTTCAAGGGCTGTGCCCTCTTCACCACTGGTAGCGACACCAGCATTACCGCTTGTTCCTTCGCCGCCCTCTCCATCGAAGAGGTAAAAATCTCTATATGTCATTGTTCCTCCTGCGGCTTACCCGCGAGCATTTATCTTTACGGATTCATGATATAAAAAAATTATTTATTATTCGACTACGGCATAATCACTTTGATGTTTTTTGGATATCCCTCTTCAAGAATCGTTAACATTTTGCACGCAAATGTATATATGATTCTTGCGTATATCATTTCATTTACGTTGTTTGGATGTGATGTAAAGCTGATTACTACATCGCCAGGCTTGATACTGATTGAGCCTTCTAATCTTTCGACCATATCCGACACTGTATGTACTAGCGTGCTAATCGCAAAGCACACATGGCTCTCGCCTGCGTGCTCTTTGATATCTAACGTATACGTGATTTTGCCTTGTTCATCTCTCTTACTCGTCAGTTTTGCTGATGTCATGACCTTCTCCTACGCTTGCTTGATTGCTTGCTCTATCTCTGATATTTGCTGCCCTGGTATTAACCGGTCTATCTATGCCGCGTCTTGCCTCATACGCGGCAGCGTTTAACTGCGGCGCTACTTCCATTCCTAGAGCCTGCTGTACCTGAGATGTGAATTCGCCTGCTCCAACTGTCTGGTCTAGCATTCCTGCCATCTGCATGGCAATGCTAGCTAATTGGTTCAACTTTTCGTTAAGGTTTCCATTTTCTCCCACCTTCCTGCGGAGCTCTTCCACTCCTTCAAAATCCATAGCGTCTAGCAGCATTCCAGCTTGTACATAGTTATTAGGGTTGAATACACCCATGCCGTACAGCTCTTTGACTGTTTCATTTTGCGACGCTCTATTAAAAGCGTTCTTTTTGGCGGCGGAAATTTTGACATCGAATATAGGTTTCTTTACGATTTCTGGCTGTCCTGTAACGTCGTCTATAGTTGTTTCTTTAAGCAGCGAATTTTCAAAACTGATAAATTCATACGATCCGCCTTCTCCGTCAATTCTGAAACAACGAGGCTCATCATAGAACTGTCTGATTAATTCTATAATCTGCTTAACCAATCTCACGTACGCTCTATATGAACCGCCTATCATGTCGCGTGATAACTTCGAGCCTGCCTCTTGCAATGCTGCAATGGCGCTAGCTGCCGTCACGCCTGCGGCCGTACTTCCCTGTGAGAAGTCACGATTGCCCGAGGTTTCTTTTAGCTCTTCCTTCTTCATCTCGAGGTAATTCATAACCATTGACGGTAATGGCGTTGTTTGGAACTGCCTAACATTGTCATCGTTTAGTTTGCCGTTTATCTCAAAGAAATCTTGTGAGTAATCAGCTAGCTGTTCTGGATTTATCCCCGAGTTCTTGTTGACTCCCCATCTAGGTTTACCGACAAGTGCAGCATTCTTTGCGACAATCTGGTCCATCTTGTTTATCACCATCTGCGGAGATTTCATGACATCGATATATCCGAAGCCTAGCATTTCAGATTCAACCGGGAATAGGTTATCCACAACGAACGGATATTCGCCTGAAATGTAATATCCGCTCTCTAGATACTCTTCGCAGTTCTCAGATGCAAAGAGTACGTGACCGTCTATAAATTTGCAGTAGTGCACTATCGTCCTGCCTTCTACAGTCTGCTTGTAGTACCAGTCATAAACGACTGTCCTGTTTGATGCTGAGTCGTCACGCTCTGTATCGTACTTCACGATTTCAGCACCTGCAGAATTTGACAGCACGCCTTCTAAGTCTGGGTACATTCCTACGAGGATATCGTTATCCACAGCGTCTATAAGAAATATATTCGGCGAATCCTGAATATATTTAATTCCTGGTTCCCATAGTAGATTTAGAACATCTATTTGCTTTACGGCGATATCACCGGCGCCGTTATCTCTTGTGTTATCCCAGTACGTAGCGTATACGCAAAATCCTTGTTTTAGCTTGTACCACCACGCATCACTATATATCTGCTGGAAATCGCAGTTATCTAGGATGCACGGTACTATCTTTGATAGTGACAATGCAGAACCTTTGTCACTCTCTTCACGTGGCAGTAGGTTAGGCATAGGATAATTATCCATAGCATCAGCATGTTTATTAGCAAGTGAATTGAACATCCATGCACTTTCAGGCTTTGGATCGTTTTCTTTTCCTTGTGCATCGCCTATGACTTCCCACTGCTTGAACTGCCACCATTTTTCATTCTCGACAATACGCTTTTTGAATTTCTCAAGATTCTGTTTGTACTTTTCGTATGTGTTCTTTGCCTCTCCTATAACCTCTTCATCAATAATTCCTTTTCGGCCATAGTTTGGGTCCCACTCTTTGCCTTCATCTTCGTTAAAGGCTCCGTATTCTGCTTCCGGTTCTTCCTTCGCATCTAGTGATGTTGGTTCTGGTTCCTGCTCTATATAGTCTGGCTCTTCCTCTTCATCTTCGATAGGTTCTTCGGCTGCTTTCTTTGGATCTATTCCTAGCCTCTTCATCAGCTGTTTATCTCCCTCGGCTTGCACGGGATCTTCTTCGGGCTCGTCATCTTCTGGCTGTTCCTGGTTTCTTAATGGCTTAGCCTTTTCAACTTCTTTAGCGTTTTGCTCTTTTAGTTTCTGCTTTTTGTCTTTCATATTCGCTCCTTACATGTATTTGAAAAAGTCGTATCGTCCTAGCTGTGCAGGAATCATATTTAGTGGGTCGTGTGTTCCGTCTGTGCCCTCGTATAGCTTTGCTCTGGCATCTCGTCGCTCATTTATAGGCGACTCCATGCATACATATCTCCACTCGTCATATATATGATCTTCCATTTCGGTATTGATATCTTCTACCTTGGTTTCGCTGTAAATTAGTTCTGGTACCGTTCTTATGAAGTCCTTGCAGTTTGAAAAGCAATAAAACATCGGAATTCCGTTTTCGTCGAAAGCTAATCTATAGTGGCACTGCATCTTACCAGGTATGCGCGTGTGATCTCCTTTATCCCAGTACACACCAGCTTCCATAAATGAATCTGCTATTGATTTACCGCCGTTTTCTTGGAATATTGCAGGGTCTGCAACTGCTGCTATAGTTCTGCCCTTTAGATTCGGATCTGATTCCTCGATTTCCTTTATTGCTTTAGCAATCTTCTCAGTAGTCCACTTGACGCCAGTATTTGGCTGGTCTGTACAGCCGTATAGTTCGTTGATTCTATATAGTCTATTGTCGTTATCTACTGCGTACCAACCTACGCTAAATGGCTTTGAGTATCCCCAGTCAAAACCTCTAAAAATTCTCCATGTTTCAGGAATCTTGAACGGACTTATAACGTGAGTCCACTTACGGTCTAAATAGTGTTCTATCTCGTCATTCCATTCTGTGAACACCTGTCCGCTAAATGAATTCCAGTCTCCATATAACAGCGCTTTCTTGTCTGCTTCCGGAAGCATGGCTAGATTTGCGATGTAGTACGGATCGTTTTCTAGCAGCTTTTTGTTATCAAAGACCGTTGATGGTACAAACATACGGCTACGCACACGCTCTATTAACTCGCCTGTTGGTGTAACGATTTTATATACGCCCTTGATACACGTCATAGGCGGTGCAGGTGTTATAAATCTCTTTTTTACCCAGCCATGACCAACTCCGCCAGGGTTTGCGCTAGCTCTTATATATACCCTCGTTCCTGGTGCTGTCGGTCTATTACGTGACATTAAATACATGTACTGCGTACGTGTGAAATGTGTTAGCTCGTCAAATGCGATAAAGTCGTATGCCTTACCTTGATAGTTATATTTATCTATTTCTCTCTGCAGATTTCCAAAATATATTTTTGCTCCGCTCCCAAACTTCCAAACGTATTTCGATTCGTTAAATTTCGCACTTGGAAAAGCTTTTGAGTATAGATTTATGGATCTATCCATAAGCTCGGAGAGCTGCGGAAATGTACGCCTTAAGATTAGCCCTTTATAGCTTGGTATATGCACCTGTCTTAGTGCTTCGCATAATATGGCGTCGCTCTTTCCGCCTCCAGCTGCACCGCCATATAATACTTCGTACTCTGGACGGCTCATAAATACTTTTTGACGTGGCTGCGGCTCCCATGCTATTTTCATTCTTCTACCTCCGCAACCTCTTCATCACTTAAATTAACAAGTACAATGCTTTCAGCCTCTTCAACGCTGATATTTTTGTTTTCTGCCTCGGCTTCAAGCAACTTAACTTTTCTCTCTTCGAGTCTAATTCTTTTCTTCGCAAGCTTAAGATTTTCTTTCTCTTGGAACGTGAGGATAGTCTCCATTGACCGCCTCATTTTTTCAATCGCCTGCAAAGCATTAGCCGCATCTTTTACCTGCTTAAAATCTACTCTCTTATATTTTTTCTCAACGGTTTTTTTTGATACTGGAAAACCATCTGAATTGTATTCAGTTTCTTCAACCAGATATCTATTGAACTGCTTTGGATCTAAAAGAGCGTCGCTCATTATATTAGATAAGTTATGTACTATGCCTATTTCTTTAGATAAGTCTATAGATTCTAATTTAGATACGCGCTCTACAGCTTTTCCGACAGTATCTGATACATATTTCCTGCGCTTTTCTTTCCACTCGTGACGGCGTGCGTATTCCGAAATAGTACGTGCTGATGTTTGGTATTTAGTAGCTAGTTTTGCGTATGATGTATTTGTTGTTATGTATTCGATTTCAAGCCTGTTCCAATCCATGATTTCCTCCAGCTTTATTATGCCTATCGATATGCGTTTTTTCGCCTGCTTCAAAATTTTTAAAAAAGTTTTGAAAAAGGTGTTGACATTGTCCGACATTAGGTGTACAATATAATCAAGTTAAGAGAAAAGGAGCAGGGAACGATTATGTGGGCATTAGGATTTGTACCTCTTGTGATTATGTTTTATCTCTATCATACCCAAAGGGTCAAGAAATTAGAGAATAAAATCAAAAGAATTGAGCAAAAACAGAAAGGAAATAAAGAAATGTCAAGAATTTTAAAAGAATTGATTGGGAAAACACCGACAATCTTTGGACAAGTTTTTGGAACAGATAACTGGGAAGTTGTAGATGTAGACGAGGAATGGGTCAAGCTACGTCGTGTTGATAAAAAAGGAAAAGAAAAATTCAAACTACAACGCATTGAGGATATCCAAACCGTTGAATTTGACGGAAAGTAGGTGTGTAACATGCAACTAAAAAATCGTCTAAAAGAGCTGCGGGCTCGCGATGGCCTCAATCAAACCGAACTAGCCAAGCTAGCAGAGGTTTCCAGACAGACTATCAGCCTATTAGAACGGGACGAATACACCCCGTCCGTTGTGATTGCCTTGAAAATATCTCAGATTTTCAACGAAACAGTCGAATCGGTATTTCGCTTGGAGGAGGACGAGTGA